CAACCATCTGCGCCAAAGGAGAATCATGACTTGATAAAAAGTTTTTATCGAAGCTTGGTTTGCCTGTTTCAGTGTGCTCGTAAGGAATTTGTAATGCATCGAATGCTTTCGCCACACTAGCTGCAGCCCAGATCTCAACAGATGTGCCTGAAAGTTTTTTAATGGATTGTAGAATTTCTTTTTCTTCTTTTTGTAAATCATTTTTTATTATCTCCGCTTTGTCAAGATCAACTCGAACGCCTTTGCGTTTCATTTCAAATAAAGCAGGAAATAAGTCTGTCTCTAATTGAAATATATTTATTAAGTTCTGTCCTGAAATTTCTTTTTTTAGATGATGCCACAAGCGTAGTGTTACGGCAGCGTCTTGCTCTGCATATTCTCCAACGTGTGAGGCTGGAAGCTTCCATAAATCCGCTTTTGGATCTAAGCCCCACATTTTTGCCGCCTCTCGTAGCTGGGTTTCCGATTTAGACTCTTTTAAATAATCCTTTGCTAATGAGTTTAGGTCAAATCGAAACCTGTTTTCGTCCACTATAGGAGCAGCAACTAAAGTATCAATTATTTTTCCTTTAATGTCAATATCCATTGTTGTTAACCAGCCAATATCATAGAAAGCATTGTGAAAAATATAGTTGACAGACTCGTACGAACACTGCTTACGAAGCCACCTGGTAACTAACTCTTTGTCCATATTGGGCGGTGTTTCGTGGGCTATGGGATAATATGCTTCCCACCCGTCTACAGCTATAGCAATCCCTACTACTTCACCGTGTTTCTTTATATAGCCTGGACCGCTCTCTTTAAGACCAGGGTCCCTGGTTTCAAGATCAATACAAATTTCAGCATAACCCGATAGATCGGGAAATGTATCCGGCTGTACCCATTCACTAGGCATGCGGTGTACTTTAGGAAACCAGTTAGGTTGAGTTTTCATATTTCTATTACCTCATTTGAGTTGGTTGTGTTTCGTAAACGAACAATTGTTTTAGTTTCGTACTCGGATACTTTACTTAATGAAAAAATTCCAGTGTGTATTTTTTCGTGCAAAAAAGATCCACGTTTAGGATTTATTTTACTTGTTTTAGCGTCAATAAAATAATATTTTCCTGTCTCTTTATTGAAAATAACAAAGTCTACTGGACCGCATGATGAAATATTTCTAAATACTTCCCATCCTTTTTTCATAAAATAAGAACACATGTCAATCTCGGTTATATCACCAAGACGACTACCTGATTTTGTCTTCGCTGCTAAATATTTATTAGAATAGAGATGACCGTTTGCACCTTTAGAAATTCTACCCTTTCTTTTCTCTATAGACTTAGCTGTCCTACCTAAAGCGTGTCCTATCTGCTCGTGAGTCATACCATTTTCCACAGAATCAATGAGCGTCTTATCCTCTTCGGGAGAAAAACTTCTTCCTCTGCGTGTTCTAATGCTATTTATTTTCGCCATTAGTTTCCTTTAATCGGTTTGCCGTCTCTCTTCCCCTTCGTTCCCCTTCGGATTCAAATGATTGGTTTTCTTTATTCGTTCTTGTTTCTATCTCTCCTGCTATAGCAGCGTAAGCTGCCATATCAATATAGCTATCTTTTTTATGTTGGTTCATGAGCCGTGCTACTTTTACCAGGGCCATACAGATGGCTACATCGTGCGGTGTAACTTTAGTCTTTAAAAATATAGACCAAAAGTCTGCAATGTTTTCGTGGTTTGTTAATTTATCTCCGTAGTCCGTTTGTCTATCGCCCCCAATAAGTTTATTTGCTTCTTCTAATAACTCCTGGGATATCATGCGCAATTCCTTTCATGAAAAAATATAGGTTCATATTCATACTGACCTTCTGTTCGGTGAACAATATGTAATTCTTTTTTAGCTCTCGTTGCACCTACATAAAATACTCTTGCCTCATCGTCTTTACCCTGTTGTGTTTCCGTTGATGACTTGTAAGGACCAAAAGATAGATCGGTTATCAACATAACATTATCTCTCTCCCCTCCTTTACTTGCATGTATGGTTGATACTTCGATACGAGGTTTAGCATCTAACTTATTTCCCGAACGCATAATTGATCGTAGATAGGGAATTCTTTTTTTTAAACCTTTTCCATTTAACATATCATACCACGTTATTTCTTTCACACTTGCTGTTCTTATACTTGATAATTTTATATCCTCTCTTAGCCCGTATTTATCTATAAGAGTAGCTAAATCATAGAATCCTTCGGGTTGACCTTTGAATACACCATAGTTTCTTTTTATCCTTGTGCTATCCATGTGATGATAAATTGTATCACAGTCAACACCCGATACACTTTCACCATTTTGCAGCTTTGTCCAAGATCTGATAGCCTCTAAAAATCTAAAACTAATCACATCTGAGCCATAACGCTTATATAACCATCCGTAAGATTCTAAAGATTCAGATACCTGCTTCACAATTTCATGCGTTCTGCATAAAATAAGCCAGTCACCTTCTTTCAATCCCTGATTTAAAGGTCTGATATTTAATACTTTTCTTTTTCCTTCTTCATCTCTTGGCTTATATTCTTTTGGTATTCTTCTTGATATAGACTGTGCTATTTTTGTGGCTAAAGTGTGTACACTTACAGGAATACGGTAAGATTGTGTTAAAGGTTTTATTGTATTATTCTCATCATTAGCCATACTAATAAAATGTTCAATGTCTGCACCTGCCCATCTAAATATAGCTTGATCATCATCACCTGCTATCCATGTCTCCAATGCTCCTGACTCTTGTTGTAACATATCAACAACTTTCCATTGCTGAGCGGATAAATCTTGAGCTTCATCAATAAATAAATATTTTAACTGCGGTGCGTTTCTTTTTTTAATAAAGTTAACAAAGTAATCAACATACTCATATTTATCTCTGTCTTCTTTAAACTTACGCAAGTCTAAATCCATTTGCTCGATCATGTTCCGTGCGCCGTAGTTATTGAGCGTCGTTTCTCTAAACACTTTAGGAAGTCTGTCATCATCATTAGGATACTTAGCGTATGCTAAATTAATAATGTCTTGATATTCACTCTTCGCTGTTGGCATTGATATATCAACGCCATTACCCTTACGCATTTTATTAACATACTGGTGTCCCGTGAGCCGTGATAACTCCTCGTAGTCATGATCATCCATGATCTGCGATTGTCGTAACTGTAATCTCTTATACGCTAAACTATGGAGTGTAGAGAAATAAGGAAACATAATTTTCATTTGTTCTTTACTTAACTCTTCCTTATCCATGACTCTATCGCGTATCTCTTCTGCAGCTTTGACCGTAAAACTAAAATATCCAATTTCACTAGAAGAACATGATCCCGATCTAATTAAATCCTGTACTCTTGTTTTTAAAAATGTTGTCTTCCCAGTTCCTGGAGGACCAATGACTATATGTCTATGCATTCATAACCTCCAAGATTGATTGTGCTATGTAATAAGGTATTTGTGGTACGACAGCATTACCTAACGATTTAAGTCGGTGTGTCCTGTCGGGTACCCCATCAGCCACTCTACCCACGTCGGGTTCAAGGTTCCACCAATTTTGGGCTGACTCTTCAGAGCTATTCTCTCTTCCAGTTTGCCCCTGTCCGTTCCCCGTGCTTGTATGTTGGATGTCTTCTCCGACATTGCTTTCGATGCTCGAGGCGTTGGCCATAGTCTCGGTTCTTTCACTTGGTCCTGGAGACGTATCTGTATTTGTTGACCACTCGGTCTTTTCAGATGTCCCTGGTCCAGTGCTTTCTGTATCCCTGGTAAATTGCTCCCTCCAGCTGCGGCGTCTGGCGTTCTCCACATCACTTGTTGACACAAAGGAGGTTTCTGTCCCCCTCCTGGATGTTTCTTCCGTGGCTTCTGTATGTTGTGGCGATCGAAAGCTGTTGGAGTGGACCACATCGGCATGTTCGTTACGGGTTTCCCGTATTGCACTTGCTCCGCTAGAGTTCCTGGTGGTACTGTCGTTCTCCCTATGCTCTTTCTGTAAGCTAATCTCTTCTCCATTGACTCTTTTGATCTGTTGTGAATCATAGTTGCGCTGGGAGTAAGCCACTGTCCAGATTCTTTCCCTTTGGTGGTTCGCCCCGATGCTAGAAGCTGAAACACTAAACGTCCTGAGAGAGTAGCCTTGACTTTCCAAGTCCTCTTGTACGGCGTCAAGACCAAGTTTAATGTGTCCACTAACGTTTTCTCCAATAACCCAAGTCGGTCTGAGTTCTTTGATAATTCTAAAATACTCTGGCCAGAGGTGTCTCGGATCTTCAACGCCTTTTTTAAGTCCAGCGATGCTGAAGGGTTGGCATGGGTATCCACCTGTGATGATGTCGATGGAATCAATTCCATCTGCTTTGAGTTTGTCATATGTTAGCTCCTTTATATCTTTGTATACTGGTACTTCTGGCCAGTTCTTGTTTAATACTTTTGTGCAGTACTTATCTATCTCGCAAAAAGCGACTGTCTTAATTTTTTGTGTTGCTTCTAATCCTAAAGCAAATCCACCTATTCCACTAAATAAATCTAAATGTCTCATTAATACGCCTCCTCCTCACTAAAGTCTTTCTTACTTAATTTATATTCTGATTCTAAAATTCCTATTGGTATTTTCCAACAATGTTCGGAATTACTATTTACTTTAAATTTTGCTGTGCTGCCTTGAAACTCTGCAAACATTTTATATTGTTCAGAGTCAGATGCTTTAGCAAATCTTTTAGTTTTTAAAAAATCTCTAAATGCTTGCGGTTTAAAAAAGAAATATCCTTTCTCATGCTCAAAAACCATTCCTTGTAAAACATCTTGTCTGTCTTTTGCTCCCTTATTATTTTCTAAGAATATTTGTAATTGATTTAAGAATTGACCTTTTGCTGTTACCTCTCCTGGAAGTTGTACAAAATCATCGGCTTGCATATTTTTTAGTAAACTGTCTACCATGTCCGACCAAATAGCAGGAGCCATGGGACGCGGGCTTTCGTTCGCCTGCGCTATACATGCTTTACGATATTCAGCGTGACTTGATAATTGATCTAACGTTAGAATAATAACTTTACCATTGTGTGTTAATTCATAAATAGGATTATCTGATTCCCATTTCTTTAGTCCACTAATTTCATTGGTTGCTGAGTTTCCTATGCCAAACTTCTGAGATTGACATTTAATTTTTTCACATACAATTTTAAACATTGGTTCTTCACAGCGATAAAAATATTTTTTATCCTCTACTTGTTTAAAGATTGTTAATACTTCTCTACTTGGAAGAGGTGGTGTAAAATATTTAGAGTTATAGTAATCTAATTTTTCTTCTAATTTTTCAGGAAATCTTTCACGCAAATAAATTCCTAATTGAAAGAGGGACGTGTTCCGTGATCCTTCTGGAAAACCATCTGATGCTAGTGTTATTAGGCATGGAGGAGCTCCTTTAAAATCATCATTCTTTTTTTGGGTAATTGTTTTTTCGATAACCACCTTGTTTAATTGCGATACGACTTTTGTTTCATAGTGTTGTATAAAACTACTTAGTTCAATCAATGCAGTACCTTCGTCATCAAACGCATACCTTGTGGGAAATTCTGGGTGGTTATAAGGAAGATTTAAAAAGTTTCCTGTACCTTTTGAGTTCAATTCAATTTGCTTTGGAAATATCTCACAGTCACCGTAGCCTAACCATACGGCTATCTCTTTTAATTTTATTTGCATATCTTTTGCAAGGACTGGTTCGCGTACAAATAAAAATATATGAGCTCCCCCACTTTTTGATTTACACACAACTAGGGGTATTTTCTTTGCGACAATTTTTTTAATTAATATTTTATAATCAAACCCGTCATACGTATCGACATCGATAGCACCCCATTTACATTGATTGTTATCATCAATAGGAATGATACCAAGAGAAGGTTCTTTGCCCTCCAGGTGATTGTTCCAATTATTTATAGTAATATGTTCTTTAACAAGCCAGGATCGTCCTTCTAGCTTACCCGCCTCATTCTTTTCGCGGCTTTGCGTTTGACCGTAAGCTCGATCTAAGCCACTAAATATCTCAATAAACTTCGTCTTGTCGTCCATAATATTCTCATACCTAAGCGAAAGGGCAACGGCGGTCGCCCTTTCTGATTTAATTTATTTAATAAGGTGCTTTTTCACCCGTGTCAATATCTTCATCTTCGTGCTTAACTTTAACTTCACCTTTAGCTACGCTATCAGCAAAAGTTTTAGCAGCATTATAAATGTCAATATCTTCAACAGGTCCAACCCTAGAAATATCCCAACCAAACCAGTTACCTAAGTTGTTAGACTCGGCTACTGTTTTTAGATTGTATACATGAGAATATGAAGGAGGCGTAAACTGTCCGTTTGCTCCTTTCATTTTAAGACCCAACATAAGAGAGTTCCATCTTTTGGACTTCTTACGTTGGGTGCTTTTCATTGCTACCAAAACTTGGGAGGAAGTTCCGTCAGCACCAATGACCAGGCAGTAATGATTAGCGGTATCTTCAATATAATTACCGTTAGGTAATCTATCTTTACGCTGATCATCACGAGTTGTTTTAGAAATTATATCACTTTCAGCAGGATAAATATTAACGGGAGCACCACTGCCCTCGCCTCTATCTGTCCATTCAATATACTGACGTTGATAAGCACATGGTATAACCTTTGCACCTACCTCACCGTCATAGATTGATTTTGTAAGCGTGTTGTAGATCATTCCACTTTCCGCTCCCTCTATGTATAGAGGATCTCTTTTTTTAATCTGAGGTGATGTATCACTCAAAATTCGTAAAAAAGGTATTGCTAAGTCATCCATTCCTAGATTTCCTAGACCTTTATTAGCATCCTTTTCAAAAATGCTAGAGTCAAATTGAACAACGTTTGTTGCTGCTTCTTCGTTTTTTTTTATAGCGTTTGCCATATTTACTCCTTATTTTGTTTTTTGTCGGCTGATTTTTGTTTTTCGACCAAAGTGCAGAAAAAATAAATCTTCTGGCAAACTTTTGCCTTCTTCATGCCACTTTGTAACAGTGGCTTTCAGTGTACCAGCGTGCACCGAAACTTTTACTTCAGGAATTAAGCCCATCTCTTTAATTGTCTCTTCGAGTTGTTTTGCTTTTGTGCCTTCTCCCTTACCGAAACGCATAGCTACTTGGTTTTTAATAATATCGCCCAGGCCATTATCTTCTAACCATTCATAACAAGCAGCTTGTCTCTTTAAATCTTCTTTTGGTATAGAACAGTGAATGTTCTCTACAATTTCTACTTTTGATCCATCATACATTTCTGTTGATGTCATTCCCAGTTCTGTCATTTTCTCGGGAATAATTTCCTCGGATAATTTTCGTAATTGATCTTTTAAATTCTTTAGTTGATCTTCGTGTGCATCAATTGAAGCCTCTAATGCAAGCTGTGTTCGTAGTAATTCAGCCACAGATTCTAGACCTGTTTGTTCAATGTTTGCTACTGCGTCGCCTTCAAAGTTTATCTTGCTCATCTATTTCGCCTTTCTCGTGAATGTTAATACTTACAGAATAATATTTTTTTTGAATCTTATCCCATTTAAGTATTTTGAATCTACCGCGATTCATTTCAGAAGCTATACAGCAAGAAATTCCCATTGCCGCTGGATCTCCCATCATTAAAAGATAGTCATTATCGTCAAAATCTTTGAGTTTTCTGCGTAATTTTTTTATTGCAGGTTGTGGACTAAACATAATTTGTTGCCCACTCTCAAATAATAAAACAATATCCCCGTATTCCTGCGCACTTAACACATTAATATAAGGATTCTCCTGCACTAAAAATACAGTAGGCTTCTTCTCATTCTTTTCTTTTTTAAATTCCATCTTTTTAATTTCTGATTATCCTTTATCTCTTGTATTTTGTTTAAGCAAGTATTATATCAACATTTAGAAAGTTATTATGGATTATAGATTTAAAACAAAACCTTTTCAACATCAATTAGATGCTTTGGAAAAAAGTTGGAATAAAGAAGTTTGGGCTCTTTTTATGGAGATGGGCACAGGTAAAACTAAAGTATGCATTGACAATATTGCAATACTCTATGACAAGGGTAAAATAAATTCGGCTCTTATCATTGTACCTAATGGTATTAAAAGAAATTGGCGTAACGAGTTAAAGATACATTTATCCGATCATATTAATTACCGAGTGGCTATCTGGTCTGCTTCCCCTAAAAAAGAAGAGAAGCAAGAAATTGAGCAGTTGTCCGTGATCGTTGATGACTTAACCATTTTTATTATGAACATTGAATCACTATCCACCAAGCGTGGTTATGATTTTGCATATAGTTTTCTATTAAAAAACCAAGCATTGATGTGTATTGATGAATCAACCACCATTAAAAATCACAACGCTCAACGTACAAAAAACATTTTAAAACTTCGAGACTTAGCAAAGTATAGAAGGATTATGACAGGGTCTCCTATAACTAAATCACCACTTGATATATTTTCTCAAGTTCAATTCTTAGATCCTTATTTATTAGATCAACAAAGTTATTATAGTTTTAGAGCTAGATATGCTGTCATTGTTTCCAGGTCCGTGGGCAGTCATTCGTTTCAACACATTGTTAAGTATCAACGCCTGGACGAGTTACAAGAAAAAATAACACACTTCTCTACACGAATTTTAAAGAGTGAGTGCTTAGATCTTCCTGAAAAATTATATACAAAAAGAAATGTTGTTATGACACCCGAACAATTAAAAGCTTACACGGAAATGAAGAAATCAGCGTTAACATTTCTAGAGGATAATAAAATGATGACGGCAGCTACAGTGCTAACACAGATAATTAGACTACATCAGATTACATGTGGTCATGTGAAGACGGATGATGGTGAGGTAATCTCATTAAAAAATAACCGTTTACAAGAGTTGTTAAATGTCTTGGATGAGACGGGGGGTAAGGTAATTATATGGGCTGTATATCGTCATGATATACAAGCTATAGAGAAAGCAATAGGAGATTTATATGGTAAAGAAAGTGTGGCGTCTTATTATGGTGATACCAAAGATTCTGATCGTCAGTCTATTGTTGATCGTTTTCAAGATAATGATGATGCTCTTCGGTTCTTCGTGGGAAATCCCAAAACAGGAGGTTATGGTCTTACTCTTACTTCTTCTCACACTGTTGTGTATTTTTCAAACGACTATAGTTTAGAAATACGCATGCAATCGGAAGACAGAGCGCACCGTATAGGGCAAACAAATAAAGTAACTTATGTAGATTTAATGGCAGAGAATACTATTGATGAGAAAATTGTTAAAGCGTTAAATGCTAAAATAGATTTAGCGAGTCAGGTAATGGGAGAAGATCCTAGAAAGATTTTATTTAGCTAATGCTCGCTCGAGTAATATTTCCAATCTTATCACCCGTTCTTTTATTTCTGGTATATCTCGGAGTATTATTGTTTCTAGTTGTGATTGTTTTGTCTCAATGGCTATTACTTTTTGTGACAGCATGCCATACACAACTCCAGCGCTTATTAGAATCATTGAAAACCAAACTACGTTCCTTAGATTAAAATCTTTATCCATTAAAAACCACCCATAAAACTATTTGTTTGTTTTAACTGATCATAATAAGGATCTGTATTTATTGATGCGATTCCACCTTGATTATAACCTGTTGCATTGCTATTTAATATATCTATGGCTTCTTGATTTAACGGTGGTAGTTCCAGTCCCGTTGAGTCAAAATTAAATGACAAATTATTAGGGTCTATCGTATTATCTTGAAAATTTATTGCTTCTTCTGGAGAACTAAAATATGGATTTAGGTTTGGATTTTGATTTTGATTTTGATTTTGATTTTGGTTGTCTGCTTCCCCTAAAAAAGATCTGGCGGATTCAAAATATGGATTAAAGTTTGGATTTTGATTTGGAGTTTGATTTTGTGTATTGCGCGGAGAAATTCTTTCTGTCATTTCGTTTAGTTTTAAATTATTTAGACGGTCATTGTTTTCTTGATCACGATTAACAGTGGCATTGGAATTTTGGTAATTTTCTGGTGAATATAAACTGTCTCCTGGTTGAAAGTCAAATTGTTGTCCAGTAGTATTATTCGATGATTGTCCAAGTATGTTTTCATCAACCTCACCAAAAACATCGACATCACGGTCTGCAAAAGATTTGTTGTCGTATGTTCCAGAAGTTGGATCTAGTGGATAGCGTTGGCCCGGTAGTATAGGATTTTGGTAGGGAATATCGTTAGGTTGGAAGATATTTTTTAAATTTAACTCAGGAAAATTAATATTTTTCATTAATGCGTTCTTAATACCTCCTGGCATGTTTCGTAAATCTTTTGGTACCATACCTGTTGCAGCACCAACTGCTCGGCCAGGTATAGTTGCAAGATTTTTTCCTGTTTCTATACTTTCTTTTACAAAAGGAAGACCTGTTGCTTTATCAATTAATTGGCCACCTACAGTTCCAAAATCTTTTGTCATTTTGCCCAAATCAGATTCTTTAACTTTATCTATACCTTTATTAAATCCTCCTAATATTTTACCCAATATCGTTCCATTTTGTAGATAATCACCTATTCCTGCTCCCATTGTAGCTAAAATATTAGGATACATTTTCCTATATCTGTCAGGATACATATTCTGCAATCTTCTTGTTGGATCTCCAAAATCTTCTTGTTTTGTTTCATCAAAGATGTCTTTTCCGGATGTAACCATCATAGGATTACCTGAACTTGTTCTCATAATCGTTCCATCCTTATTCCGTACGACGCCGCCTGCTTGGGCAGCTTTTGCATAACCTAGGTCACTAGTAAATTTATTTAAACGCGAACGTAAATCTTTAGCTGTAACATCATCTCCTTTGCTAAGAGCCGTATCTATACGACGATTTAAACTTCCAACACTTTGTTGTAAATCACTAATCTTGCTCCCCTCTATAGAGTACCCAGACTGATTACCAAATTTAGATTCTGTTAAACCTTTTTCACGACCTGTATTACCGCCTGTAAGTCTTTTAGCTTGATTTCTTTTTGGATCTTTAAAACGCTTTGTTCGGTATGAATCTTTAGCGCTAGCTTTTTGTTTTTTTACTTCTTTTACTCTTCTTTTTTGTGTGCTTGATCCGTTAGCCATTATGTTCTCCTATTTCCAAGAGCAATTGCTTCATCTAAATTACCACCTGCTAATGCTACTCGTTGTTGTGGGTTAAGAGGTTGTGGTGCGGAAGCGCTTTCCTGAACATCGTCAGAAAAAATAGATTCTTCTCCTCCTCCTCCTTGGCTCATTGGAGGCACAATATTTTCTTCCGGAGCATTTTCCGTTACTTGTGTTTCATCCACCTCGCTTCCAATATATCCTTCACTCATCATGTTTGCTAATTCGTCTTCTTGTTGTAATTGAGCAGCATCGTAAAAACTTAATTGGTCATTTAATCCGTAACGTGACTGATTGTAAGATGATCTTGTGCCATCATTCATAGAGTCCATCACAGCACTGTAACCTGATCCGACCAACCAATCTAAAAATTTACCTGGGCGCTGCATTACGTTATTAATCTTATGAAACTCTTTAGGAATATCACTTCTCATATCGTCATCTTCCAAAAGGCTTTTCATACCCTTTACAAAAGCATTACGTTGTGCTCCAACGCTTGCATTTGGTTCTACAATTCTTGTCCACGCCTTTAAAGCTTCAGGATCTGCTAAAAAAGCGGCTGTTTTTCTCATTAATAGACCTGTCAATACAGTACTATATACAGCTGCATTACCTATTCCTCCTCCCGCAACTATTTGGCTTCCGGATAGTCCCATTGTAAACATACTCAGACCACTTTGAAGCCCACCTAGCGATAGACGACGTGCAGCCATTTGAGCAGTAGTTCCACCTAGACCTTGTTCAATTATTCTTGCTTGTACATCTATTAAAGCTTCCACGTTACTTTTAAATGCTTTACCATCTTTCCCTGCAAGATCCATCATTCTCTCTATGCCAGGATCATCAAAATTTAAATTTTTAAGAAACTTATTAGGATTGAATATTTCTTCTGTCATAGATTGCATTACTTTTTCTCCGTTTGGCATAGTTATCTCTCTAACCACAGGAGCTGATGAGTCTAAAGAGTTTTTAAACGCTTGATTAATCCAAGATTTTACACCTGTAGTGTACGCTTGAGTTCCCACTAAATCATGTAAGTCCGTTACACGTTGGGGTGAAATGCCTTTACGAAAAACCATTTTACCAATTTCATCGGAGTACATAAATCCTGGTAAATCAGGGCCTGCTTGAAACATATTTTCGTCAACAAGTTTAAATTCTTTTGCAACCGGCGATTTATAGATTGGTGCCATTTTTGAAAAAGTATCATTAGCTATTAGTAATGATTTTTTTGCCGCTTCTGCTTTTAATAATTCCTCAGGGTTTAGTTCTTTTGACCAATTAGCAAAATCATTCATATCAATAGTAAGATTTTTGCGGATTGTTCCTAGTATAGCTGCTCCTCCTTGATCTTTTTTAAGAGGCCCTGCAATGTCCGACCACAACATGTTAATATCTTTTTGGAGACCACGAACATTAGCTACACTTAGATAGTCAGGAAGATTAGTGATATTTTTAAGAATCCACTCATCTATGTCTCCTAACATTGGAGCAAATTGCCCACCGTCTCTTAGAGTAAATTTCATTTCTTCTATTTGTGCTCTTAACGTTTCTCCTGCCATTCTTGTGTTTTTTGTTGGAATAAAATTTTTTGAGATAGATTTTGCTTTGATCTCAAAATCGTCGTAAAGCATATTATTTATATACGCAAATTTTCTATATCTCTCTTGTGCTTTTTTAGATAATAATTCTCCAATATCTGTCATATGTTCAATAGGTGCTAATTCATTAACACGCGCTTCCGCTTCAAGCATATCTACATATCCTTTAAACCCTGCATTTGTAGCTTCTTTATTTAGCTTTGTTCGAATAGTTGTTGGAAATCCTTTAAATTGTTCTCTATAGAATTTTTCAACTTCATCTATAGGCATATCATCACCGTAATTACCGATTGTATTTTTTAATGCTTTTGAAAATTGCAAGGACGATAAAGTAAGTTTTTCTTGCATTGCAGTTCCTCCAAAAAAAGGTAATTTACCTAAAGTTTTTTTATACTTTGTTGCCGCACCTTTAAACATATTTATACCCGCACCTTGAGCACTAGCGCCCGCCGCTACATTTATTCCTACAGGAGCTCTATACAACTCAGCTAAATCGCTCATTGCTATTGCAGGTCCATCAAAACCAAATAATACTTTTCCAAGAACAGGCCTTGCTGCCGCTGCTAGTGGAGCTAAACCAGCAGCTCCTAGTGTCCACTTAAAAGCATTTCTCCCTGCCGTTAAAGCTTCTAAAGCAGGAGTGGGTGCATCTTGAGGATTAGCGATACCCTTGGTTCTTCTAATTGTGGAGTTTATTAAATCATAAATAAGCGATCCCGACGCGGCACCTGCTGTGGCACCTGCCACTGTTCTTACAGTGTCCCCTACATGACCACCCATAATTTCTTGGCCTAAACTTTTTGTAACTTTAGGTGCTCCTGGGACCCTTTTAGTCAAAGCTAGAGCTCCAAAACCACCTATGACATCAGCCGCCATAACAAAATCATTTTTATTCCCTGGAATAACATCTCTTAAAAAACTACCAAAAACAGTTTTTTTATTTTTTAAATATTCTTTTGGTCCGTCTCTGACAAGATCAAACATGGAATCACTATTCTTCATTGCATCTCTTACTTTTGTTTTTCCTTTTTCTGACTTATACTTTCCTTTCCAATGATCAACATAATACTTATAAGGATCATTACTTTTCCGATCTTCTTGCATAACTTGTATTTGAGCATCAAGACCTGTAAAAAATTTGTCATTATTATAATCAAATAATTCTTCAGAGATTGCTTTTTTTCCAATTTTTTCTCTAGCATTATTAATTGCCCCAACAATATTTCTTTTCTCTGCTGGAGTACGTGGGTTATATACATCAGCCCCTCGTTTTCCACGTATTTCTTTATATTTATCCATATATACAGGGAGATTACGAGAAGCAGCTGTTCCTGGATTACCCGAAGTTAACTCCTCCATTACATTTACCTGTAACCAAGTGCTACTATTTCCTGGATCTCCAATGCCTGTTCTTGAAGGTTCTAATCTAATTGTTCTAGCGAAGCCCATTAGTTACTCACGCCTGGTATTATTTCTTCAAAGCCTGAAATATCAGTAATATCAGTGCCATCAGTACCGTCTGTTACCTCAGATGTATTATCGTCATAACCACCTATTACCGCAGGTTTGTCCTCTGTTATATTATTCCATGAAGCACTTTTTTTGTAGTTAACTAAAAGATTTTCATCGCCTCCAACAACATTAAATGCTTGTTTCTGTGCTTGGTGGTAATTAGCTAATTCTTGTTCAACAGTATTAAGAGATGCAGCCACTTTACTGATTGGCGTAGTAACATTATATAATTGTAGGGCGTCTTTAGCATTATTAATATCATCCATATTTAAACGACCTGTTGATTTACGTGATCTTGCTAAAGCGTAATAAATAGAATTAACACGAATCATATTTTGTACAATGTCCTCATCAAAGCCTTGTCTAATTAAGTTCTGAGAGTTAAAAAGTTCTTGATACACTGGATCAGCAGTGTAATCTCTTTGTCCTGTATCCTCAAAATAATTATAAGCTAAATCATTATTAGTGCTTCCTTGCAGTTTATTAACAGCAGCCGTATACTTTTCTGCATCAATATAATTATTAGCCGCCGCCGCATCAACAAGATCTAAAGCTGTTCCCTTAATATCTTGAACCATTCCTTTGAAATAACCAGGAGCACCTACTTTAGCTCCTCCTCTTCTCATTGTTTCTCTAATATCTTTAATAAATTGTATAGCATTTGCCGTACCGTTAATTTTCTCTGCTATTTCTAACTGCATTTTAGAATTTTTATCTAATGTGCCTGCATCGTTAAATGTAAATCCTGCTTTAATAGCACTTTTTCCTAATTCGTAATCAGGAACATATGTTTGTATTCCATCTTTTACTTGAGGAATCATATTAACAGGTTCTCCTAAGTCATTGTAAGCTACATATCCCGTTTTATATTCAGGGTTTCCACCCATTCCTCCTGGGATTGCAAATACTACAGGGTCTTTTTTAAATTCTTTTAACATTTTATAATTATTTTCTATAGCTGATTGGTCATTACTATATTGATATCCATAGAATTGTTTTGCTAAGTCTCGTTGATATCTTGTCGTTGCCGCCTCGTTAGTTGAATTAAACTGAAGAGCTTTTTCAAAGATTTTAAATTCTTCGGCGTCACGAACATCTCGTTGGTTATCTAAAGCTTCAAGAACATATTCTCTTTTAGCTCTTTCACTGGCTTTTTCTTCTTCATACCTGGCCGCTTTTTGTTTTCTTTTTTGCTCATTCATGCCCGCTAAGTCATTAAGAAAAACTTCTCCTGCTTGCGCAATTGCTGGTGTCAGTTGTCCACCCTGTGTAGGTTTCATTAAATTTAATCCCAATCTTGCCAAAGCAAGATTCTTTTCAAATTTCATATTATCTTCTGGTGCTTTTTCTACGGTTTCTGAAGCTTCATATATTCTAGCAAAATCATCAAATGTTTTTGCTTCGCCTGCATATTCTTCGTATTGCTTTCGTATAACTTCGGGAGTCCAGACTTCTCTGGTTTTAGCGTAGATGTCCTCTAGTCCTAATGGTTGTTGATATTGTGGGTCGTTAAAATTAATACTTGGTACAGAATTATCTGTTATAGTTGATGATGGTTTTGTGCTATTTCCCTGTGGAAATTGATTTTGATTTTGTATTGGAGGAACAATTTCTCCCCCAAACATTGATCTAGCTAATACGCTCTCTACCATTTTTAATTGTTTCCATAGAAATTAGATAAAGCAGAAGCTCCTGTAATACCTGCTCCTACGCCCGCCGCTAATGGGTTAGTATAAGGTAGTGGGTTTTGTGAAATTCTTTGTTGAACAGAAGGAGTACCTGCAAGAATATCAGCACCAAACTGAATTCTTCGGCTAGGTTCTTGCGCGTTTGCTGTAGAATATCTAAACATTTCATCCATAGATGCTTGCTCACGAGTTCTACCTACTTGCCCTACACCTAACAATGATTGAATTCCTTGTGATCCAAGTTGAGCTTGTTGTGCTCCTAAGTTGCCCATTGCTTGAGCTTGTCCTGCTTGTGTTTGACCAATTTGACCAATTCCTTGTCCAAGAGATCCATAGGTTTGAGCAGATTGTAATTGACGTCCTCTGTTTGCTTCGGTTGTTCCAATAGAGGCTTGTTGTGCTTGTTGAAAGTTTCTTGAAAGATCTTCAAAAACTCTTTTTGATTTTATATCTTGTAAATTTTTAGAAAGTTCTGCTGACTGCACACCAAAACGAGCTCCACCAAATGCTCCTGCTTGTTGTGCTTGAGAATCTAAATTGTTTTGTGCTTTTGCTGCTTCAGAATCCATTTGTTTTAATGCTTCTTGGGTAACATTTTGTTGATACTGATTCATGAAATCTTGCGTATTTGATGAAGTAGGGTCATATGCTTGTTGAGCCATCTGTAATGATGGTATCCCTAGTTGCATAGTTTGACCGCCGAGTGCCGTTGTTGTTCCTGCTGTGCCTAATCCTTGTTTAGCTGAATCTAGATAAGGTTGATATCCTGCTAATCCTGTTTGTTGTCCTGTCGTAGGATCAACCCCCATTTGAGAAGACGCTAAATTAAAAGCTGCTGATTCTTGTGGAGCAAACCCTGCAATACCTCTTTGAAAGCTTTGCATAGGCTTATCCAAAATTCCTGGATCTTTTTTGTCACCTACTTTAGTACCAGAAGGACCTTTAAAGTCTGGAGCATCTATCTCAGCTTGTGTATAAAGTTCCGTTCCACCGTAAAGACCATCTAAAAGACGTCTCCTGTAGTCCTCCATGAAAGGAGCTTCTCTTCCTATCTGAGTTTGGGTCTGATTAGTTGCCATTATACGTTTTTACCCATTTTTGATAATTTATCTTGTAGAGCATACATAAATTGTGCTCCTTTTTGTCTAGCTTCCTCTGCATTTTTTGCACCCATCATAATTCCTGCTCCATTTACAGAATCAGTTCGTTGAACAAACTCACCGTCACTTAACATAGCAGGGATTGAATCACTAGTCTTTGTTCCAGGACCATTTATAGATCCTGTTTTACGAGGATAACCACCTTGAGCAAATCGTTGAAGAGGATAACTTATCCTGTCATTTATTCCAGCGTTCATAATACCACCTTGAGCTCTATAAGTTGGTCTGCCTGTTTTCTCATCTATAGTAACATTTAAACCTTGTATTCTTTTTCCTTCGCCAGGTCTTGCTGTCTGACCTCCGTATTCCTTATCAATAGCACTCATGTATTCAGAAGCGTCGTCTACTTTTGAATTTTCTGCGTCTTGTTTCGCCGCTAAGTAACTTAATATTCCTGGACCAATAGTTGATAATGCTGACATACCAAAACTTGGTTGTCTATTGTCTTTTGTTCCTCTTGGAGCAAATGCTCCACCAAAGTTGTTTTTAAAAAAATCTACTATGGTCGGACGTTTTCCACTTCCACCACCTGTTAGCATATTTGGGTTTTGATTCTGCCCACTAAACTGAGGAAACTGATTCATTACTTGGCTCGCGTAACCCTGTCCTGCTGGCAGATTTTTATTTGGCAATATACCCATTTTGCTGCCAAAACCACTCACAGCCGCTGACATTAAAGCATCTTTTGGCTTGTTACCTGCAAGTAAAGACATAATACCGGAAGCCATCGCTGATCCCCCTGCGCCTCCAATCATACCACCAAACATAGGCGCGGCTATTTGTAAGCCTTTTTCTAGTATTCCTTTTAATCCTTTGAGCATAATCTCCTGTGCAATTTATGAATTGAAAATAGGCAAGAAGGCTAGACTTGAAAATTAAGCCAAATTTATTCTATATTTATATTGAAAATATTGCTATATGACAATAGATATTTATTAAAATAAGAAAGGATATATATGTCAGAAAAGAAATCAGACGATAAAAACATAATAATACAACCTTCATACCCATCAGCAGGTAGACCTTTAACCCCTGAGGAACAAAAATTTGTACAAGAGAACATGAGAAAACACCGAGAACTTAGAAATAAAGTAAAGGAAGAACATAGTGAAAAAAAATAAAGAGACTGTATTAAAGTTTAAAGCTATTAGACCCTTTGGTCCTACAATAATTAAAGGTAAACTTCCAGAAAATTTAGTAAAACTCGTTGATGATAAAGCAACATCGATGTTAAAAGATAAAAAATTAGTAAAGGAGTTTGATCATTCAGGTCAACTTGCGGGAAATGTTAAACAGGAAATACGTTTTCCTAGTGAATGGATGAATACACCAGAGTTTCTTCCCATGGTTCATGTAATAAGCGAGATGGTTAAACAGTATATTTCTATTCCCCCTGCTAGCGAAACTATAACACCCGACTATGTAGGTAAAATGGTAATTGAATCTATGTGGTTCGTGAGCCAATGGTCGGGCGACTTTAATCCTTTTCATATACACGAAGGTCAATTGTCAGGAGTTTTTTATTTACGTGTACCTCCAAGTTTACCCGAAGAGTATGCACAAGAAGATCATTACCCTACGGTTGGAGATATCGTTTGGTTTGATGGCAGAGCTTCTACTTTTAGTGGTCATAAATTTCAACAGTCCCCAGAAGTAGGAGATATATTTTTATTTCCTAATTGGTTGGCTCACGGAGTCTATCCTTTTAGAACAAAAAATGAAGAACGAAGATCGGTTTCTTTTAATCTTCATTTAATTAAAAAAAATCAAGAACCGCCTTTGTCAAAATGATTGACATTAAAAAAACTCCTATGGTCCGTGTGACGTGGCTCGATGCCCGTGATACAGAAACAGGATGGATGCCTATAAAAGATATTGTAGAAGCACCATTAGCCTTGTGCCAAGAAGTTGGTTGGTTGGTTGTGAACAATGAGCAAAAAGTTGTGATTATGCGATCCTGGTGTTTAGATAAGGAGGACAATAGTGGCGGAGGTGTTATTGCTATTCCCAAAGGATGGATAAAAAAAATAGAATATTTAAAAGTAGACTATGCAACACAATAAAGAAACAGCGTACGTTCAGTATGTGGATAATTTTTTTAATGCTGAGACATTAGAATCATTACAAGAAACATTTCTTAATTTAAAATATACTGATGTACAGAATGAAGATGGAAGCTATGGTAAAAGACATACTTTTTCTCTTCCTCATTTTAAGAATGATCCTATTCTTGCACGTATAAAAGAATTTTTTTTTCCTTATACAGATTTAGATCCCATATCTATTCATGCACATTTACGCCATACTCAAGGGAAGCCTAAAGTTCACATTGATAATGATAAAGGAAACATAGCAAATTTTCTTCTTTTTATTAAAGGAGAACCTTTATTAAATAATGGCACAGGATTTTTTATTGATGGAAAACTTTCTTCCCACATAGGCTTTGTAGAAAATAGAGCTTTGTTTTTTAACGGAAGTAAAATATGGCATAGCGATTTACAAACATTCGGGGATAGTTCTCCTAGATACACACTTAATATTTTTTATAAGACAAAAGTAGCTAAAGACGCAGGATTTTAATGAATAATATTTTTATAGGAACTCCTTGTTACGGAGGAATGTTAACCGTTAATTATTTTGAAAGTTGTCTTCGATTGATAGAAGAAGCTTCTAAAAAAAAGATAGGATTACAGTTTGGCACAATTGGAAATGAATCTTTAATAACACGAGCTCGTAACACACTAGTTCAGTTATTTATGGATAATTCTCAATATACTCATTTACTTTTTATCGATGCTGATATTGGTTTTAATGAAAAAACTGTTATGCGAATGTTGGAATTTGATAAAGATGTTGTGACAGGAGTATACCCAAGAAAGACTATTGATTGGACAAAAGTTATACGGAAAGTAAAAGAAAATCCTGATATTAATGAAAATGAATTATTAGCCTCATCGCTACAATATAATCTTAACGTGAAAAATTCACAGCATGTGGAAGTAAAAAAAGGATTTATTGAAGTATTGGATGGTGCTACAGGTTTTATGTTGATTAAAAGACAAGTCTTTGAAAAGATGGCTAAAGCTTACCCTGAATTACAATTTAAGTCAGATCAACATTTAAATGATTCTCATGATAAAACATTTGATTATCACGATGATTCCAATTGGAATTATACTTTTTTTGATACGATGATTGAACCTAAAACTAAAAGATACTTGTCAGAGGACTATGCTTTCTGTAGACTGTGGCAAAAAATCGGTGGTATTGTTTACGCTGACATTACAAGTGGCCTAACACATTATGGAACATATGCCTTTAAAGGTAATGTAGGTACTCAATTCTTGCCACCGAAGAAGAAATAATTTAGTATGTGGCTTTATGCAATTAACCGATTTAAAATTTCAACCAGGCGTAGATAAACAAGATTCTCCTTATGCAGCAGGAGATGACAGACGTTATGTTGACTCTCAATTAGTAAGATTTCATTACGGAAAACCCGAACGTTGGAAAGGATGGTCATATCTTCCAAATCCTGATCAAACGGTTATTGGCGTAGTCCGAGACACGCATTCCTGGGTTAGTTTAGATAGTACCCGATATCTTGCTTTAGGAACCGATAGAAAACTATATATATTAAAGGGAAACGCTTTATATGATATTACACCTATTAGAGCCACAGAGAGTTTAACAAACCCTTTTACGACAGTAAGTGGTAGTCCTATTGTAACTGTGACTGATTCTAGTCACGGGGCAAGTGTAGGAGACTTTGTTACTTTCACAGATGGTAGTGCTAATAATGTTTTAGACGGAATAGAGTTTAATAATGAATTTGAAATTACAACAATTGTTGACGCCAATAATTATAAAATAACATACTCTTCTAACGCTACGGGAGCTACGGCTGGTGGCGGAGGATCGGTAACGGCTAGTTATCAAATTACAACAGGACCTTCTACCTCTACCTATGGTTACGGGTGGGGTGTTTTAACATGGGGACTCAGCACCTGGGGAACAGCGCGTTCTTCGTCTAGTATCACTGTTGATGCTAGAAATTGGTCTTTAGATAATTTTGGAGAAGATCTTATAGCAACGGTTTTAAACGGTAGTTCTTTCAAATGGGATTTATCAGGTGGCGTTGCAACTAGAGCCGTGAGCCTTGGTGCAACAGCCCCATTAGCTTCTCGTTTTTCTTTAGTATCATCTGACACAAGACATTTATTTTTATTTGGTACTTGTACCACGGTCACAGATGTTTCTACCCAGGATGATTTATTTTTTAGGTTTTCTGATCGAGAAAGCTTAACGCAGTGGGCGCCAACAGCAGAGAATGAAGCAGGATCACTGCGTATTGCTGATGGTTCGCGTATTATAGGAGCGGTAACATCAACAGGTCAAATACTTGTTTGGACGGATCGTTCATTGCATGGTGTTCAATTTATAGGAACACCTTTTACATTTGGTCAACGACAGCTAGGAGCAAGTTGTGGACTAATAGCACAGCATGCAGCGGTTGATGTCAACGGCAAAGCTTTTTGGATGGGTGATGATGCATTTTATATGTATGATGGTGTTGTTAAAAAAATGCCATGCTCTGTACAAGATTATGTATACGATGATTTAAGTTTCACAAATAAAAAAGATATAGCTTGTGGTACCAACCCTGAGTTTAATGAAATTATGTGGTATTATCCTTCAAGCAACGCAACGCAAATTGATAGAGTTGTTGTTTTTAATTATTTAGAAAATACATGGTATACTTCAACATTAGGACGTACTACTTATTTAGCTAACTATACTTTTGAAAATCCTATAGCTACCCAATATAATGCTTCTTTAGTGGCTAATGCAACTACAAGTACGGGAGTAACAAGTACTCCGTTTGGAGTAACGGCAGGGGCTTCCTATGTATATAATCAAGAGGTAGGTAATAACCAAGCAGACGGAACAGCTATAGTTGCTTCTTTAACAACAGGTTCTATAGAAATTGCCGATGGTGATCAATTTATGTCGGTAAGTAGGTTTGTTCCCGACTTTACTAGTTTAGCAAATGAAGTAGCTGTTACTTTAACATTAGAAGATTACCCTCAATCCACAACAAGCCAGATAACATCAGGAAATGTTAGTAGTACTACAACTAAAATTGATGTAAGAGGTCGAGGAAGATCTGTAAAATTAAATTTTGCAACAAGCACGGTCGATGATACAAATTGGAGATTAGGCTCAATGAAATTACAACTTAGACCAGACGGAAGAAGATAATGTCTAAAATAACCATTACTCGTTTACCTAACGCAACTCCTGAATATGAACCAAGTCAATTTGACCAAATGGTACGATTACTAGAACAACTTATTTTAAATTTAAACACTTCTTATTCTCAAGATATTGAAGATAAGTCTGGTGGAAGGAGCTGGTACCTTGGCTGATACATTTAAAAATGCTAGCTTATTATTAAATAGTACAGGAATAGTAACTATTTATACTGTACCTACTGCATCCCCAGGAGTTACGGGGACACCTCCTGTTTTTCCAACAACAACTGTTATTAAATCTATTTTAGTTTGTAACTTCCACGCGTCAGCTGCCACTCTAGTTGATGTCGGTTTTGTAGATTATTCAGTAAGTACTACGACTGTCATGGACTTAGTAAAAGAAAAAAGCGTAGCTGCCGAAACAACGGTTGAATTACTTACGCAACCTCTAGTACTAGAAGAAAGTGATATTTTAAAAGTAAAGGCAAATGCCGCTAATCAAGTGACCATTACAGTTAGTTTTTTAGAGATAACCAAAGGAGATTTGTAATCGACCTTACTTCTTTATTTATTACTCCTATATTTTCTCTTAATTTAGCAGGGTACGAAGGGCTTGTAAAAGACATTAAGTCTCTTCAAGAAAAGGAACCTGAAACTTTAGAAGGAAAAAGCACAAAAGGTGGATGGCATAGTAATGATTATCTCCATGAAGAAGAAAAATTCATTGCCTTAAAAAAAGAAATAATTGATTTATCTAAAAAAGCTATGGAACATTTAGATATTTTAAACGAAATGTCGCCCAGTATAACAGGTATGTGGGCCGTGGTTAACGGACCTGGAAGTAGTAATCGTCTTCATAATCACCCCTTTAATTACCTCTCAGGCGTGTTTTATCTACAGGTACCTAAAGACAGTGGATCTCTTATCTTTCATGATCCTAGACCTCAATCTGAAGTATTATCGCCTCCTAAAAACCCAGAAGAGAGTATCCACACAGCGCACCGTGTGACGTGGACACCGAAACAAAATGATATATTATTTTTTCCATCCTGGCTTTCTCATGAGGTACGTGAAAATAATTCACAAGAAGAAAGAATTGTGATAAGTTTCAATATTGAATTAATAAGGAGATCTAACAGACATGGCTAAAATTATAGAAGAAGCAAAAGTCTTAGGAGAAATTGATGCTGGTGACGGTCGTATGGTACCTCATTTAAGATGTCGTTCTGAGACTACCATTACTAATACAGTAACAAATCAAGAATATGATTCAGAGGATCAAGTTACTAGTGACGTAGTTGATATTAACACAACAACGAAAGAAGAACATATTAGACGTGATATTAAAATATTTGCTCCAACTTTAGCCGATATGATTGGTGCAAACGATAACGATTAAGCCCCACAAGCTTCACATTCTTCTATTTCTTCCGTTCCATTTAACATTACTTTTTCATGAGAAGTATCATGACACCCACATCCTTTAAGGTGTTCTTTCATAGTTTTTTCTAATCTTAGATTTTCACGCTCTAAGGCTAATAAACGTTCGTGGTAGCGGCTCACCTTGTCAGCGAGGACAGCTATAGCTTTCAATACTTCTTGATTTTCCATAATATTTCCTGTGATTTTAAATTTTTGGGTGAGAACCAATTTAACCATATTTTCTATCAAAGCAACAGAACTTTTAAAAATTGTTTTCTTGACAAGAAATAAGTGATATGAAAGTAACAGAATTAGAAAAAAGAAATGAACATAAAAATTTATGATGATAGTGTACCTTTTTATATACGACAAAGAGTATATGATTTTATAGTCCATTCAACTTTTGTAATAAAAGGTTGGGGTGATAGTGATGATTTAGAAATTTCAAAATCAGATCTTCATTCAAGATGGAGCCTTGAAGATTTAAAAAATTGCAAACTTTACCCTTATATTAATAAAATACATTCATTTGACAACTTTGATAAATGTGTTGTTAACTTAACTAAACCAGGTGATTACCATTATACCCATACACATGGTGAAGAGACAACGGTTGTGTTGTACTATGCTAATTTAGAATGGAGAGACAGTTGGGCAGGCGAAACTATTTTTTATGACAAATATAAAAAAAATATAGCTGCCTATGAGTATACTCCAGGAAGATTAATGAAATTTAATGGAATAGCACCACATGCAATAAGACCTCAATCGTTTAACGGTCCTCAGTATAGATTTACAATTTCAATATTTTTTAATGAATTATCTTAAAAAAATGATGCATCTTAAAAAACTTTCTTATAAAAAATCTAATTTACCTAATGTTTCTGTTTTTTACGGAGAAGATGAAAAAGCTATTTGTGTTAAAAAGAAATCATCCGCTTATATTTCTAAAGGAAAGATTGAAGTCTTCTGTGTGCAACCAGAAGAAAATCTTCATTATGAAATAAACGTTAAAGAAGATGCTGAAATAAAAAATGAAACTAATTCATTAATTTTTGTACAATTAGGTAATAACATGCTACTGCCTTCGAAGACAGGAGATTTAATTTTTACTATTAGAAATGGAATAGAAGAAAGGATAAAAAATGAAACTTGATAATATTTATTATTTCTTTGATGATATACACACAAAAAAGTTTTGCGATGATGTTGTTAAAACTTGTTTAAAAAAAGCTGATGCTCAAGCAACTGTTTTTGGTGCAGATAATGGCAAAGAATTATTAAAATCTCGTAACTCTAACGTTGTTTGGATAGGTGAAGCATGGGTTATGAAACAAATAAACAAAGCTGTATACGCAGCTAATGAAAAAGCTAATTGGAATTTTAATATAGATTATTTAGAAACTCCTCAATTTACTAAGTACGGTAAAAAACAATATTATCATTGGCACATGGATGCAGGAAATATAAATACTGACTTAAATCCTTTTACCAATGGCAAAATAAGAAAACTTTCTTCTGTTACATTATTGAATGATTCCAATGAGTACGAAGGTGGGGATTTTGAATTAGGTATTCAGTTGGCAGATAGAGTAAATATTATAAAAATAAAACAATTAAACAAAAAAGGATCTTGTGTTGTTTTTCCTTCTCATTTGTGGCACAGAGTTACCCCAGTTAAAAAAGGAATAAGACATTCACTAGTTTCTTGGCATTTAGGCAAACCATTTATATAAGGAGATATTATGAACGACGACATACAAATAACTAAAAATGTTAAAGATAAAGACTTTAAAGAAGTTATAAAAGAAACTAAAGATTTTTTTAAAAAGCATAAATACTTTGTAGTAAAAGATGCACTTCCACAGGAAATTGCATATCTAGCTTATGATTATCTTCAAGGAAGAAGAGCCGTTACAGACTTTCTTTTTAATACAAAGCATATACCTAGTCATGAAACTTGGTTCGGAGTATACACCGATGAACAAATACCAGGAAGCTTTGCTATTTACGGAGATCTTCTTATGGAAACTTTAATGAAAAAGTTTATTGTTTACTTTCAAAGGTTATTGGATTTAAATGTAGTTCCAACGTATTCTTATGCGCGAATATATAAACGCGATGATGTTCTTTTACCACATAAAGACAGACCAGCTTGTGAACTTTCAATGACTTTAAATCTTGGTGGAGACGAATGGCCTATTTTTTTAAAATCAGGAAAAAAAATTGTTAGAACTGATTTAAAACCAGGGGATTGTTTAATCTATAAAGGAGAGGAACTAGAACATTGGAGAGACCCTTTTAAAGGCTTTGAGTGCGGTCAAGTATTTATGCATTATAATGATGTAGAAGGTCCTCATGGAACAACATGGAAATTAGATAAAAGACCTATGTTAGGTTTGTCAAGTGAGTTTTGTAGTAAATAATCTTTTAACTAATCCCAGGTACCATTAGGTTCCCAAGATTCTGTTGCATTATTCCATTCTAATTTAATATTGGTTATTTCTTTATTTAAGTGTTCAGCTAGAAATCCTTTTGTGTTGTCTGCTTGATATGAATTTTCATCCCAAATAAAAGATATTCCTAATGGTTCAGCCACATTTCCTGTACCAAAATCATAACGATCAACGCTAGGTCTGGTTATACCAAAAGGAGACTTCCATAAAGCATCATTTGTATCTAAAGTCCAACTACCTACACCACCAATATTATTTATAGTTGGGGCAGGAAACCAAAAAAAATCATTAATAGAATCATACAACATATTAATTCCTGCTGGATGTTTTCTAAAAAGATTAGGGCTACTTGGTAAGGGTGATGTTAATTTATAGTTATTAGCAACCCCGCCATGAACAGAATGTAAAAAATTTTGTCCGACAGACTCTACAATATTTCCATTTTCATCTGATGTGTCAGCATCAGCTACTACTTCTACTTGAATGACAATGTTGTTTTCGTCTATTGTTGCAAAATACTCCATATTACCTTTTATTGAAACTTATATCTAATGATTACAACGCCACTTCCAGAAGCCGCTGGGTGATAGGTACTTGGACTTGGTAGACCAGCTCCGCCACCGCCACCTAGACCGTTAGTACCAGCAGTAGCTGCTGCAGCACCTGGACCAGAACTTTTAGCTCCACTTCCACCACCGCCAGCTCCGCCAGCTCCAGCAGGTCCACCTGGACCACCTTGTAAACTACCGCCACCGCCACCAGCATAAGTAACCGCACTTCCTGTAATACTGTTTGGAGAACCAGCTCCGCCAGCTCCTGCTGTGTGAGGAGATTGACTTCCGTTTCCACCAGCCGCACTAGCTCCTCCGCCACCGCCACCAGCATCAACAGACCCAGGATTAGAATTTCCACCAGCGTTTCCTTGTGGAGGACTTGTAGGAGGAGTATTTCCTGCTCCGCCACCGCCATTTTTAGATCCACCGCCACCCGATGCTCCTGCACTTCCAGTTCGGGGCGATTCGAATGTTCCTCCGCCACCGCCACCAGCAGATGTAATACTTGAAACTGTTGAAACTCCTCCGTTTGCTCCCGCACCGAAACCACTTGGATTACCAGGAGCTCCCGCAGCACCTACCGAAATAGGATAACCTTGAGCACTAACTGATAAACCTCCAGTTGCAGGGCTTGGAAAATTTGTTCTATATCCTCCAGCTCCACCACCACCACCTTGAGCAGAACCGCCCGCACCAGCTACCGTTAGAAACTCTATGCTATTAGAACCCGCAGAATTTCCTGCGTCATTAACAGTGAAAGTTGCAGCTGAAGTAAATGTATGAACTTTGTAGTCACCACTTGTTGCTATTGAACCACCACTTGCTGATATGAATGATGCATTAACAGCGCCATAATAATCAGAAAAAGTAACTGTTCCTGATGTTGGAATACTTGAATTAGTAGGTACGTTAGGAACAAGAGGACCTGATCTGTAATATTCACTTATAGAATGGGGAGTTGAACCTCCAAATTCGTCTACAAGATCTTGTATTGATACTGCTCCACTGGAAGGGACTGCCATTTTATTTTCCTTTTAATTTATCTATTTGCCCTTGTAAATCTTTTACAGCTTCAATTAAAACACCTACCATATTTCCGTAAGCTACTGATAAATACTCTTGTTTATCGTGAACAACTTGAGGAAGAATTTTTTGTATTTCCTGGGCAATTACTCCTGTACCATTAACTCCGTCTCTTTTAAAAGTAACTCCTCTCATTTGTAAAACTTTTTCTAAACCATTTTCAATAGTTTTAATTTCTGTTTTTAATCTTTCATCGGAAAAAGCTGTTACATCATTGTTAAATGTTGCTGCACCCGCAGCTGACATATCTAAAGTTAATGCTGTGATAGCAGATCCGCCATCATTACCTTGAAATATCATATCTTTATCAGATACAATAGATTTAAATGTTAAATTACTTGAAGTAAGATTTATATTACCTTCATGTGTACCAGCAGAACTTAATTTAATATCATCACCTGCAGCATCAAGAATAATATCTCCTGCAACATCAAGTGTTAAATCACCTGAAGATAAATCTATTTCTGTTCCATCGATTGTAATGTTATCTGCTTTTAAACCTGCATTTGCCGTTACAACTCCATTAAATGAAGCAGCTCCTGCGTCCGACATATCTAAAGTTAAAGCCGTAATAGCTGATCCACCGTCATTACCTTTTAATACAAAATCTTTATCTGATACTGCTGTTGTTATTACTAAGTCACCTGAGTTTGCTGTTGTTAAATTTGCTACATCAATATTAGCCATTTTAATGTCTATTTTATCGTCTGTATCGGATGTTATACTTGTATCACCATCTAGATCTAAAACTAACTCACCACCATTTAAATCTACTCCTGATGTTACAATTGAACCCATAGAAGTAAATACATCAAACCAGTTGGTTCCATCTGTAGAAACTAAACGATTTGCTCCGTTAGCTATTGAAATAGTATTTCCCGTTGCACCTAGACGACATGTCATTGCATAAGGACCACTTGATCCTGAATCTGTTGTAACATTACTTATTAAGTAAACTTTTTGAGTTGCTGGAAATTGAGCTATACGTATTGCACTGTGAGCCCCTGTTAGTCGAATATGTGAGTTTCTTGCTTGATTGGCTGATTGCGATTGAGGACCGTCAGCATTAGTAAGTGTAGTTACAGCGTTATTCCCGCAGGCAACGCTTACAATCCCTGCTATAGCAAACTCTATAGATTGTGAAAAATTATTGTTTGTAATAGTTCCCCAAGTACCAGAGTTTTCCCCATTTACTTGTAGTTCTATTCTTAAACTTGTTGAATATGTAGACATTTAATCTCCTAAGTAAGTATTATCTATTATTATAAAGTTTGTCAAAACTTTTTATGCAGCTTTAGTCACTTCTACCCAACTGATAGCGCTGTTTGAATCATCAACAGTATTCCAACTTGTAATGTCAATACTTCCAGTAGAGATTGTAGCTTGTACTCCTGTTAAAGTCAAGGTGGAGCTTGCTGTAATAATTGGATTACCAAGGGAGCTTGTAGCTTGTACTCCTGTGAAAGCATAAGAAGATTCTTGTGTCGCTTGCCCTATAGCCGATGTTGCGGCTTGTCCTGTTGGTGTAATACTTACAGATCCAATGAAAGTTATATCACCTTCAGAAGCTGTTAGCGCATTTCCTGTTGCTGTTACATTTCCTGCCCCTGATATTGTTGCAGCACCTATAGCCGATGTGGTACCTACCCCTGTTGCCGTAACAACACATGATCCTGATACTGTTTCTGTTCCAAGACTTGCTGTCATTGGATTACCCGCAGGTAAAACACTTGGACTAATCGCAATTATTGGAGTTCCTAAACTAACATCTAGTTCTGGTTCACTTGATGCTACAACCGTTATTGTTGCATCAGCCGTTATAGAATAAGTTCCAATTGAAACTGCGGAACTTACGCCTGTTAAAAATATAGATGTACCTACTGTTCCCACAGCAGAAGACATTCCTGCACTTGTTATTGTTGGAGCAACGCTACCAACAAAACCTATATCTCCAGTAGTAGTCGTTGCACCTACGCCTGTTAGAGCATATGAAGTTTGAAGTGTACCCCATAAATTATCTCCCCAACCAATAACTTCGCCAGTAGATCCATTAAAGGCTCTTCCCCAACCACTTTGAAAACCAGTTGTTACAAGAGACGTACCATCGCCAAGAGCGGATGTTAATCCGATGCCTGTTGCTGTAACAACGCATGATCCTGTGACAGATGTTGGTGTATTAGTATTTGATTGTAGTTGTTCGCCTACAGCAGTTAAAGTTTGACCTCCCGTTCCTACAGCCGTACCTGTAGCGGACGTAGTACCAAGACCCGTAAGTGTTACATTACACGTACCCGTAATAGTTGGGGTAGTGGTTGCTGAAGTGAGGCTGACACCCGTTGCTTCGACAGGAGCTTGTTGTCCCCATGTACCACTGCCCCAAGTTTGTCGGCCCCATCCTTGGACGGTGGCCATAAATTATTTCCTTATGCTATTCTTAGAATTGCAGCGGTAGCTTCAGCAGCAGGGAATGTAATTGTAAACGTTCCTGATGTTGAAGTTTTAACTCCACCAAAATCTAAAACACAAACAGCGGCATTAGTAGTTAAACCTGTAACGGTTGAACTATTATAAATTACAGCAGCTTGCGCTGAAATAGTTGCACTTGTAAACGATAAGTCTGGTGAGAAATCACAAACAGCCGTATCACTTGATAATACAGGTGTTACTGATGTTAGAGCTCCTCCGCCTTCTGCGTAAGTTCCTGAAGCCGCTACCTCATCGGTTTGTTGAAATACAGTTGTTGATTTCGATAATGTTGCTTCTGCGTCGTATAATGCTAGTTTAAAAGCGTTCCCTGTCGTAGCCGTAAAATTGTGTAGGCCTTTCAGGATCTCCACTTTAAAACTGTTAGATACAGCTTGAGTAATTGCCATAATAATATCTCCTATGGGTTCCTTGATTCGAGAGGGATACGAATAACGCCGTCCCGAAATTCGTCTCTACGGTCACGCCCCATCTCATATGTAGCGAGAGCCTGTATAGACTGATTAAACATTTTATCATAGTATTGTATCATATCCGCTGGACCTTTCAAGTATCCAAGTGCTTGTAAAATACAACCATATAAAAGCACGTTCGGAGCATTTTGACTTAACCAAGTAGATGTTTGTGTACTGGATAAACCATCTGGCTTATACGTGTATGCGAGTTCACATGTTAATGCAGCACTCGGGGTTGGCGCAATATAGTGCGTGTTGTCGTCCCACATAGCATAATACTTAGGGGTACCTGTCGATGTTCTATCAGGCCAATACTCATTCATAAAGGAAATATCTTTCTGTAGCAAGAACGTTCTCTCTGGAGTTGCTGAAGTAGCATCGAAAGTTTGAATAAATCGTGTGTTTTGCCAGTCTGATGGCAAAGGTAAAAAAGCATTACCTATAGTTAATGTAGCAGTATCATATTTACGGTAATAGGTAAGATCAACAGTTCTTAAAATTTGATCCTCTATAGACTCTATAAAAGGTGTAATAACAGTATCAGGTAAAACGGAAGTTGTTGTTTCTGTATAATTTCTTACATTGTCATTTAAAACAGAATATTCGGTCATGATATGCTCACTGTAACATTTCCAGTTCTACTTATCAATGCTGTTGGTTGCATCGGTTGTTGTAAACTTAAAGGCATCATACTTTTTCGAGTTCCTACATAAGTTGCTCCATTAGCATGATACGCAGTAAATGATTCATCTAGTGTTTGAAAACTATTCACAGCTAATCCGTCACCACCACTATTATACACACCTAATCCTATTTCATCAGCATTAACTATAGCAGGACCTTGTGGTCCACCTAAAAAAACTCGAGCTGAAACAATTTGAGGTTTGGCGTGCTGTAAAGCTTGAAAATCTGTAGGATGATTTTTAGGGTTTAACTGAGGTTGTTTTTTTTCAAATTCAGAAACATGTACCCAAGACCCAGTCCATTCTTGAACCATCTCATTATAAGGATAAGCCATTCCTGACCTATCTGATATTCTTAAAGCAAACTTACCGGAAGCGTATTTACCCATTTATAACTCCTATAGAATATAATTTTGTCGCGGTACCATACTATAACTAGCTTTTTCTACATCTTCGCTAGCCGCTCTAGAAAACTCTTCCTCATAAATTGATTTTAAAAGTTGAACACGATCAGGAGCATATTTCATAGCTACATAATAAGCTAGTCCTGCTACTAAGCAGGGCATAAAACGAAAAGGTATTTGTGCATTTTTTGTATATTGATTTATATCTGTCATACGTAAAGATGCATAATAAGTCATAGTGTATGTCGAATCAGCTTGAGGAAACATATAAAGTGTAGGAAGAATTGTTCTTTCAAAATAAAATTGAGAAGGTCTACCTTGAGTAGTTTTAACTGTGTAGTCTAAATAAGTAGATCTACCAATTCTTGTCATGGAGAAATCTCCATTGGTATTACTCATAACAGCCGTATCAATATCAATTATTTGAGAACTATCATTATCATCAGTAGTTGCAGTCCCTGCGGAATCAACCGAATATAAAGTAGCCCCTGAAATAGATTGTGTCCCTGCAACTATTGTTGCAGAACGACGTTGAATAGTCCATAGATTTAAACCTCTATTAGCCCATTCTGCTATTAATAAATTAATAGAACGTCTTGCGGTCTTTAATTCGTACCCAGTACGATCTTGCAAACCGCAGCGTTCATAAGCTTCTTCAATCAACGAATCAAGATCTAATATAAATCCTGCTGTCGTGGAATAAGAAGGTGTGCCTGTATTTATAGCCATTCAATTATTTTACTCTTCCACCCTTAGAAGCTCTCAGTGATGGTACAGGTTTTCCGTCTTTTCCTATAACAGTTCCAGAAGGTAACCCTCTTCTTCCAGGTCTTCTTCCTGGCACTGGCATTCCTCTTGGAATTGGGGCGAGGCGTGGTCTTTGTGGAGGTCTTGTTCGTCCAGGTCTTCTTCCTGGGCTAGGGTTTTGTGGAGGTCTTCCGCCATCAGGCTCGAATGGCTGAGCTTGTTGTCCTGGTCTTGTTTGAGGCATTTTTCGTCCAGGAGCCGGGCCTTCTTCCTTCCTACCCGCAATGTCAGACATGTTTGGACGGCTTTTACGTGATCGCAATGCTGCAACTCCAGCCCCTCCTAGTCCAAGGAAATCTCTCCTGGCTTTAAATTTACTACTTGGCTTCATATTTTCTATTTGTTCTTTTAACTTTTCTATGGTTTTCTTAGCGACTGCTAATGATCTTGACGGACCAGTTTTCTTCACACGCCCACCTTTTTTAAAAGCAGTTGGTGTATTAATAACAGAACCTTCTCTAGATCCAGATGCCATTCCGCCACCTCTCATCTTAGCGGTTTTCTTTTTAGCCATTCCGCCACGTTTCATAGCAGTTTTCTTTTTAGGGCCCATCATTCCGCCCATATTTTTCTTAGCAGTTTTCTTTTTAGCCATTCCGCCACGTTTCATAGCAGTTTTCTTTTTACCCATCATGATAGACCTCCATTGATCTTCTTATAATTTTGTTCTCTAGATATAACGACGTCTCGATAATATCTTTTTGGCCATTGTTTATAATAGCCTTGTTTTTTTAATTTATCAGAAGCTTGTTGTAATTGCGAGAACTTTTGTACTAGCATCATTGAATATTTTAAATCGCTTTCTACCGCTGGTATAGTTCCTTGGGGAGCTACAAGAAATTTCTGATCTTCTTCCGTGGCAGGGTTAGACGGGTGAAAGCTCATAAAATACATGTCTTTTTTATTATATAATTGGTTAAACTCTTCGGTAATTTCATGTAGTTTTTGAGAGGAATAGCTATAATAAGGATCACAGAATATTAATATTTCTGATACATCAAAAAGTAAATTTTTAAGATAGTCGCTTAATTCATGTTTATAGACGCTTCCTTTACTTTTCACGGACACCCAAACTTTTTTATCATGCCATGCTTTTTTAGCAAAAGGGCAAGCAGGTACTCCTCCTAAATGAAGATTAGGCACTTCAAGGTAATGTTTAGACCATAGTCTAACATCATCTATTATCTCTGTTCTACCTGTTTTCAAGATGTGTGCCGTCCATTTCAAAACGGATTGACTTTATTTTGTAATTCATTTCCAATAGCTCCTGTTTTAGCTCTAAGATATTTTGATTCGCTTTAATATCAGCTATTTCATTTTTAAACAATTCAAAATC